GGTATCGCGCACCATGCGCGCCACCGCCGCCATGTTCTCGCGGATGATATTGTTCAGGTCCTTGACGAGCGTGGTGTTTTCCGGCGCACCGTCAGGCGGCGCATCGCTGTTGTTGCTCGCGACAGGGTCCCAAGCCGTAACGTTGGACATGTGAGAGATTCCAGGTTGTTAGGAGCCGCCGGCGAATTCGCCCAGGCCGCCTGATCGGACAGCGTCGAACGCGTCGCGAAACGATTTGATTTTCAGGAGGTCGTTGACCGTCGACAGGTTGTCGGTCTTCTCGCTGTTGAAGGCGTTGGCCAGGCGCTGAATGTGCTCAGACTTGAACTGGTCCGGGCTGGTCGAGACGGCGTCCGCCACCTCGCCGATGCCGAAAAAGTCGCGCGTGTCCTTGACAAACTGGATCACCGCGCCGCGCTGAAGTCCGAGAAGCCCTTCAACGATCTCCGGGTTGTTGCGGCCCGTGGCGCTGCCCCGCGCGAGCCTCGACCCGGCTATGCCAGCCATGCCGCCGAGCACCAGCCCGTAAGCTGCCTTGTCGAAAGTGAAGTCGACCGCGTTAAAGATGTTGTTGTCACCCGGTGTGAATTCCTGAGCCAACCGCGTCATGACGACCAGACCGCCAACGGTCGCCGCCGCTTTGACCGGGCTCGTGATCGGAAACTTCGTCGCCGTCAGGATGAGAGAGCTTGCTGCCTGCGTGCCCGCCGCCATCGCCGCGACGACCGCCGGGTCTTCGCGCTGCAGCGCTGTCAGAACAGCGGCTTCGAAACCGGTTTCCGCCGTCCGAAGCGCGCCGCGCTGAAGCGCCTGAACGGGTTTGGACTTGACGGTCTTGTCGAAGGTCGACCGGAGGCGCTTGCCGACGGACTGGAATTCACCAAGCCGTGACGGGTCAATACGCGGCGGTGAGCCCGCCAGCCTGGTGGCCGCGGCGGTGCGCGCGGCTTGCCGCGCCACCGGCACACGCCCGGTAGCAAGCGCCAGCCCGCTCCCGGCGAGCTCGCCAGCGGTGGTCGCAATCGGGAACTCTTGTTTTCTGGCTTCCTGGTCGGCGCGGGCCTGGTCGAACAGTCCCTGCACGTCGACCTCGCCGTTTGTTGCAAGCGCGTTCGGCACCTGGCCCAACGCTGTCACACCGGCGTCGACGCCCGCCCTGACCTCTTCGGTCGTCGGGATACCGGTTACATTCTCGCCGAGGGCCGGCGTCCTGATGCCGGTTGCGAGTTCGAGCAGACCGCGCTGCCGGATCTGCTGCTGGCCGTTTTCGTCGGTCTCGACCTGCGGCGGATCGAACGGCGCCGGGATATTGGCGGCGGCCGTGATGATCAGGTCGGGAATACCAAGAATCGCGTCTCCAACCTCGTTCGCCGCTTGGCTCAGGAATTGGTCGAACGCGGTAAAGCCGCCCAGCTTTGGCGCAGCAGGGCCGTTGAATTCCGATACCAGGTCGCGCGGACCGCTCGACGTCGGCGGGGTTGTGGTAGCGAGCTGGGTGGCGACATCGATTGGCCCATTACCGACGACGGTTGGATCGGAGGGTTCGCCGAATTTTTCGAGAAGATCAACCACCGCCCGCCCTCCGCTCCGCTGTTTCGTTCAGGAAATCGATGACCTGCTGACGCGTCATGCCGCGCGTGCGCATCGTGTCTTTGATGTCCTGCTCGGTGATCGGAGAATTGAGCCGCCTGCTGAGGTCCTGCACGGAATTTCGCGGTAGCGGGATGTCGGGGTTTTGCGTCCGGTTGGTGAGGCGTGACCCTACACGTGCGGCTTTGGTCGTAGCATCGACATTTGCAATGAAGCCTTCAGCGGCCTGCACGAGATCCGGATCGGCTTCAATGCGGCCGGACTTGGCGTTGTTCAGAGCCTTTTTCAGCAGATTGGCAACCGCGGCTTCGTTTGCCGGAACACTCAGGTTCGCTCCAGGCTTTGTCCGCAGCAACGTATCGAGCGAGAAGTTTGTGCCCCTGATTCCCTTTTGACCGCTGAATCCACGGCGCAGGGCCTCGTCCGTCGTCAGCCGGTCAAAGTTTTCGACCGCCGCCAGTTGCGTGGACAGGCGCCGCGCTTCCGCAAGGGTTTGCTCCGTCGGATTGCGCCTTGCGACTTCTGCAGCAGCCTCGGCGCGTCCCCTCAGCGCAGCAACGCGTGCTGGCCGAAATACGACGCCTGTGTCGACGCCCGTTCCTTTCAATGTCTCGAGCGCATTACCGGCTTGCAGAAGCGTATCGAGCGAGTCGTCGACGGACTGCGCTTGCGTGACGCGCTCGTCGGCGCGCTCCTGTCGCTCCTGGGTGCGTTCGTCCTGGCGGTCTTCAATCTGACCCCGCAGGTTCATGGCCTTCAAGATGTCCATGGCCGAATTGCCGCTGCCACCCGACCGGCCGATGCGTGCCTCGATGAGCTCACGCTCCCTGGCCGGCAGGTCCGGATCTCGGAGTCGCGCGAGCAGACGTTCGGTTTCGCTTTCCCGCGGAGATAACCTCTGAGCGGCGACCTGCGCCGCGGTCCCGGGCGACGCTTCGGCGAGCAGGCCGAAGAGCTGCGAATTTTTGCCGCCCTCGCCGGCCAACAGACCGCCAAGCTGTGACGCGGCGCGCCGCTTGCGGGCATCGCCCTCGAGACGCGAGCGCACGATCTGGTTCCGCAGCGCCTGCTGCTGGCCCGCCTGGGCACTCTGTACGCCGCTCAGGAGTCCACGTCCGAGGTTGTTGGGTTGCAAAGACGGCCCGCTCTCTGCAAGCAGACCGAGGCCGACGTTGAGGAGCGGGTTCGCAATATCTACCATTTACGCTGCCCCTCCAGGGGGCGTCAGGATGTTCGACAGTCCGAATGCATCGGTGCCAACACCGCCGCCGCCGAACAAACCGCCGGCCAGGGCGCCGGCGCCTGGGAAACCGGTGGCCAGGCCTGCGAGCGACAGTCCGGCACCAAGCAGCTGGCCAGTTTTGTTCTGGAAAATCGGTTCGGTCGTCGACTGTCCGAGCAAACTCGTGATTGGTAATCCGGTCTGCGCCGAATTCAGGAGCTGCAACTGCGCCTCGATGGGTCCGAGGAGCTCGCGTTGTTCCTGCTGCTGCTGCTGACCGCCAATATCGGAGAGCAGCCCGGCGCCGGTCAGCGCAATTCCCGGCAGACCCGACGCTGCCGACAGCTGTCGGCTGCGCTCCGAGTTCAACAGATTGGTGAGCGTCCCCGCAGCACCGACTTGACGCTGCCGCTCGTTGTCGAACAGACCGGCAAAGGCGTCGGCCCGGGCCTGCTCGAGGGCAACCCGGGCAAGACCGCCGCGAGCGCCGCCGGCCGCTCCGAATGCGCTCAGGACGCCTGGCTGCGCGCGCCTGCTCGCCGCGTCGAACGCGCCCAGAAAGGCGTCCCCCTCAAGGAAGTCGCCGCGTGCTGTTGCCGTCAATGCGTCAACACCGGTCGAATCCGGCAGCAGGTCGCCGCGAGCGGCGCGGAAAAACGCGTCCGTGGCGGTGGGTAGAATGTCGCCACCGCCCGTCGCGATGTCGCGCGTCAAGTTGATCGCCTGGCGCTGGTCCTGGTTGAAACCGGCCACGGTGTTGCCGCCGAGAAGCCGCTCCAGCTCGCTGGCACTTCGTTGCGCCGTGCCGGCCGACTGCGTGATGAACGGTTTCAGGAACTCGGGTATGTCGACCGATTGGGTCACTGTTTTTTCGTCAGGGCCTTTAAAATCGCCCATTATCCAACTCCATCACGATTGCCTTCTGTCTCCACCCCATTTGCGCTAGCCATTTGGCCATCCCCTTGCGCGCTGTCGCCTCGACCGTGTAGGCGCCGATCAGCTCGGCGTAGTCAGCGACGAGGTCGCTAATCATCTGACCCCAGCTGTCGAAGTCGCGGCCGGCCACAAGCGAGACCAAGAGCGCAACTCCCTTCACGCGGGAAACGACCCGCAGCACGACGATGGCGACGATGTCCCCGCCGTCGGCCACGGCCCAAAGCTCCATTTTTCCGGTCGCGATGGCCGCACGGAGCTCCGCCGGTGACGTGCTGTCCCCCGCGCCGTGGCGGAGGCCGCGCTCGACCATCGGCGCGACTTCGCGCCAGACAAAATCCAGATTTACCGGCGCGACCCGGCTAACTGACAACGGCACGGTCCTGCGCCCGCCTCCAGTTGGTGCCGTCGCTGAATGCGAGCGTTGCACCGCCGGTTTCGTTGCTCACGTAGATGATTGAATTCGTCCAGTCGCCCGCCGCCGGCAGGTCTGCAACGGCAACACTCTGCACGCGGAGCGGCGCGCCCATTTGCTGCGTGCCGTCCTTCGTCATCGATGCGTTTGTGCGGTTCGCCAGAAGCCGCCTGTGCTCGCGTTCGTCGGCATGCTCCAGCGGGACCGGAGGACGTAGTGTCGGGTCTGCCATTGTCTGCCTCTTGCGCTACCCGCGCCGTGCGCCGGCCTTGATGTCCTCGCGTGCGATCTCGACGCCGAGCGCCGACGTCCAATCGCCGCTGAGCGTGAGCTCAAGACGGTGGAAACGGGCGTGCACACGGCGCGGCGCTTTCATCCGACCACCACTGCGCGGCGCGTCTGCCGATTTGAAGGTGACGTCTGCGTCCTGGTTATCGCGAACACCGACCCGCGCCATAACCGCACCGCCTTCGACCAACGGCCGAAAGCCCTTGAGACGCGTTTTGCGCCCTTCGGTGAAGGCGGTCTCGCCGGTTTCGATCAGGCCGGTCAGCTGGTCGCCGTCGAATTGGCCTGACTTGAAATCAGTCGTGAAGGCGCCGACGCCTGGTGAGCCGCCAATCCACTGCGCCGAGTCGACGATTGTGTCGATGGTGTCGATAGCCACGTCGCCGAGGGTAGCGTCGTCCACCGAGGTCGATGATCCTACCGTGCGCCAGAGCAGCTCGACGTCCAGGTTAACGAACGACCACTGATCGAGCGCGCGGTCGAAGACCACGATATTGTTGGGCCTACCGTCCGTCGCGTTGATGTCCGGATAGGCCCACAGAATTCTCTGGTTGTTGCTGTCTGCAACCGATGACACCCGGTCCAGGTTCTGCTTGTCGATCGTGTCCAGAACAAACCGGTCTACGCGCTGCGCGCCGATCGGTGTCGCGCGAGACCCGAGGTCCAGCCTGAAAAAGCCCTGGTCCGACAGGAAGAAAATCGCGTCGCCGACCTGAACCGCCGCACCGGGCGCAAGCAGCCCGATGCCCGGCACCACTTCGTCAATATCGAAGACGACCGGCGCGCCGGCGAACGACATCCGGTGAATGCTGTTGCGCTGGAAAATGACGCCATATTCACCGCCGAACACGCGCTCGATGGCCTCCCCTCGCAGATCCCGGAAATCGGCAAGGGTAGACGGCGAGACGGTCCAGTTGGTTTCATCACCAAAGGCCGACCAGCGCACGCGGCTCGGCTTGTTGTCGTCGGTCGCGTCGAAGGTGTTCGCTACCACCACGAAGTCGCGCACACGGGCAATGTGGCGCGCGCGGAAGTCTGTGGTCAGGTTCGAAAAATTGGCGCCGCCGAGTGAAATCTGTTGCGGATTATTGCTGAAGTTGACCGCGAGGAGTTTGTTCTCCCACAGGACGAACTCCCATCGTTCGTCTGCCCCGGTCGCGTATCCGCCCCCGACGGAGACGTCCGTCCACACATCGCCGACATTCTGATAGAGCTTTGCCGTGTCGCCGGCATATTTGAAGTCGGTGCCGCTCTCGCTACGCACGGCAATTGCGCCACGCGGGCGGGCGTCAAGCGCGTTCGAAATGCCCTGCAGGTCTCGGAACGGCCGCGGCCCGCCAGGACCGGGGACAACGTTCTCCGCGCGGAGCATGCCCGGGTTTCCGAGCGCCGGCCGGTCCGGAAGCCACTCGCCAAAAGGAAAAGTCGGCATCGCGGCGGCCTACGGTGTCGGACCAGCGACCCGGGACGTAACCGGGCCGGCAAACTGGCTCTTGAGATAAGCGCCGTTGATACGGTCGCGCGCGTCGGTGTAGAGGCCGGCCCACATGTCCAGGCGCTCGTCTTCGTTCAGCCAGGGCGCGGCCGCGACCAGCGCGCCATACAGATAGCAATCCGGCGCCCGCGCGAGCAGGCCGTTGGTCGTGATGCTGTCGGAGAGTGGCTGGAATTGCGCGAAGTAGATCATCTCGACCGTGAGGTCCGTCAGCGGCTTTCGGTCGAACTCGATCTCCTCGTGCACAGTAAAGAAGCACGGCGTCTCGTCATCGAGCCTGCTTTTCTCGTCGAGCTGGCCGTTGGTGAGCTCTTTCGGCTTCGACAGGACTCGCGGCCCGGTTGTTTCGGAGCTCAGCAGTTTGACCGTCTTCATCTGCTCGAACCGGTCGGGGAGTGCGAGAAACCGTTCGCTCAGCGTCGCCTGAGATCGGGTGAGCATCTCGCGAATGCGGATCTCGGTCTTGTGGCGCGCCTCGGCCAGGTCGATGAACGTGTCCACCTTGTCGGCGAGATCCTCGTCGACATGGTCTTCGATCTCGGCCTTCAGTTCCGCGTAGGTGCTCAGTGCCACGTGTCAAATCCAATCTGATGATGCGCCGGCCTGTTCGCTCCAGGCGTCCGAGCGCTCGGTGGCCTCGGCGAAGCCATCGCTTTGCTCGTTCTGCGTGGACCAGGCGTCGCTCGACTCGCTCTGCTCGATGAAGACCGCCGGTTGCTGGATGCGGCTCGCCCAGGCGAAGCCGCTGAAATGGATGCCGCCGCGCCCGATGTGCGAATAGACCGGCTGGAAAACCGCCACGCCTTGCGCGGTGAACCGGCCCTCAGCGATTGGGTTGGCATTGAAAGACGCGACCGCCGCGGCGGCAGCGGCAAACACCGCCTCATGGGTCGACCGGCCGACCGCATCGACGACGGTCGAGCCCGCTATCGAGTACGTCACGTTGTGGATTGCTTCGCCGGCGTGCGATGCAACCGCGAGACCGGCAATAGCGAACGCGCCCGGGTTGATACCAGTGGCGTCAATCGCAAGGGTTGCAGCGGCGGCGATGTTGAAGTCAGCCGCTGCGATCGAGATGCCGCGGAAATCAACCTCAGCGACATTTGTGTCGATTGCAAAGTCCGTCTCTGCTGTCGCCTGACCGACAAAGTCCGGCGTCGCGGCGCCAGCCATCGTAAAGGCGCCAGGGATTGTGACAAGCGTCGTCGAGACCAGCGGAACGCCGATCCCCAGCCCGATCGGACCGCCGATCATGGGGTGAGTCTCCTGTTAATCACTCCTCGGTGATTGTCGACGCGGTGGTCACGCGGGGCGTGACTCCGGTTGAAACCGCGATGTTCGGCGTGAGCGCGCCGTAATATTTGAGGTCGTTGGCAACACCCGACCCGATGCCCACATGCGTGATGGTTTCGGTGCCGCCGGTTGCGGTCGGGAAGTCGATGTTTTGCTCCGGAGAGACCGAGTTACCGGTCACCTGCCAGCCGCTTCCAGCGGAATCGCGATTGACGGTTACGCGCGCGTAACCGGTATATGCCGCCTCGTTGGTCGACATGTTTCCGGCCTCGCCAGGCGAGGCGGTGTGCAGGCTGACCGTGAGCGTCGTCGCCGGCGACGTTGTGTCATTCTCGGCAATGTCGGCGATCGCGACCGCGTTGAAGATGAGCTCGAGAAGGTCGTTCTCGAACGCGTTCGTTTTACTCATTTGGGCACCTGATTATTCAGCGACCAATTCAACCCGGTCGCCGGCCTCGATTCGGGGCGCGACCGCGAACTTGTCGGTGAGGTTCTGAATTACTTGCGGCGATGTGAATTTCTCCGCCCACACGAGTTCGCCGCTGGCCAGGCGCGTCAGGAAATAACCGAAGTTAGACTGCGCCGCCTGCGCGGCCGAGGACGCAAACACCTGGTCCGGGTAGATGATGAACGACGGGTTGCCCTCCTGGGACGACCAGTTCGCGCCGATGAGCGTCACCGGTGCGTATCCAACAAACGTCGACTCGGTGTAGGAGGAGGCGGTGTTGGTGTCCGACGGGGTGATGTCGTTCTGAAAGAGGCGCAGCACCAGGTCCTGGGGTTGGCTCTTGTTGACCAGATACTCGAGCGCGAGAACCTCGCCGCCGTTCACTAGTTTGAGGGTCATCGCTCACGCCTGGCGGCCGTGTGCCGCCACGGTGCCCCGCGGCGACACCGTGGCAACGTCGCCGGCTCTTATTTCTTTTGCTTTGCCGGCGCAGCCTTCTTCGCGGCCTTCGGCTTGGTAACTGCAGGCTTTTCGACCTTGTCGGCTGCAGCTTCTTTGCCGTCGCCTTTGGGCGCGTTTTCGCCCTGGCCATCACCTTCGGCGTTTTCCTTGCCGTCGTCGCCGTCGGCATCTTTCGGCTTGGTTTCAGCCTTTTCGCCCTCGTCTACGGTGACGCGCTTCATCCATTTTTCGGAAAACTCGTCCTCGTAGATCTCGAATTCAGCGGGGGAATCCTCCGGCGTGCGCACGCGCTGGTAGTAACCCTTTTGCGTGGCGACGACCGTGATCTTCTCGCGCTTGTTGGTTTCGTCAGTCATGGGATGCCTCTTTCAGGGACAATGGGTGGGTGCGGGGCCTCAACGGCCCCGCAGCGTGGATCTGCTCGCCAGATGTGGCGAGGCGGTTTACAGCGCCTGCTTGGACGCCAGCGCGATGCCGGCGGTGATGGTGTAGACCGGGCTGGTTCCGCCGAGCGTGTAAAGCAGTCGGATGTAGCGCTCGTCGGCGCCCCGCGGGATGTAATCGATTGCAACCCGGTCACCGGCAGCGCCGCCGGCTATCTGTGGAGCCGTCGCGACGGTCTTCGGGCTCGAGAAGCCGGAATTGTCGTCGACCTGCACGGTCACATCCAGCGTCGGGCTCGTTCCGGTAGGAGCCGCGGGAAAGCGAATCTCAATCGGAATGGGCCGCCCCTTGCCAATGTCACGGGGGATCGCGGCCGGTGCGCCGAGCACAGTGCCCGTTGCGCCCAGGTCAATAGAGTTGGCGGACGCGCCGGTCGCGTTGACGACCTGGCTGTCCGAGAAAAGCTGTTGCTCAGAAAGGATCATGGATAGCTCCTGTGGTGGATCTCGGTAGTTTGGGGCCGCGCGGTCACCCGCGCGGCCTCCTGGACTTTGTCTCTGCCTCAGATCAGGCTGTTTACGTGACCCGGGCTTCGGTATTCATGATCGCGTCGACCTGGCGGACCGGAATGCCGCGGTAGGTCATGACCTCCTTACCGTCGACCTCGCTCGGCTTCAGCCGCACAAAGGACGCGCTAGTGCTGGTGGTCGGCGTGGTGGCGTCGTCGAGTGCCTCGAGGACATCCGAGTTGCAGTAAATTGCGCTGCGGGTGCCTTGCATCCGGTGCTTGTTGATTTTCCAGAACGCTCTGCGGAAGAATTTATAGATATCCACGCTTCCGGCGACTAGGTCGGAAGCATCTATGTTGGCGACGCGTGCGACGGATCGGAAATCGCGAACCGACAAGCCCGCGTGTTGCTCGAACTTCTCTTCCTTGACGTAGAAGACGTCACCGTTCTCATCGGTTGTGCGCTGGACGCCCATGTCCTCGCGCGTGACGCCGCCCTGGGTGCCTTTGGGGAAGATCAAGTGACTCTTGTCATCACCCCAGGTGACAAACCACGCTGACGTGTTGTCCGACCCGGTTCCGCCGGCATCGACGATCTGGCCACCCGTTCCGCCAGTAAGGTCACTGAACCGCGGTGCGAAGCCGGTGAACTTCTCCGGTTCGAGATCCTCGTTGCCGTAGATGAGCGCGTCGGCGATGTTCTGCGAAACCGTCTCGAGGTGAGCGTTGGCTTCCGACAGACGCAGCGCCGCCTCGTTCCCGCTGAGCTTCAGCTCACGGGTGTCCACCGAGGACAAGGTTTCGAAGAAACCGGTCGTGTCCTCGACCGGCGTCTTGCCGCTCTTGTCGGGCGTCACGCCCTTGTAGAGTTTGCCCCATGCGCCCGCGGGCAACTTGGTGCGCAGCGTGGTGCGATGGCGTGTGCCGAGATTGGCTTCAATCGTCAGCGCGTCCTCGAGGATCGCATTTTGCTCCGTGAGCATCTCGATCACCGTGGCGATCGTGATGGCATCGTCGGAGCCAGACCCTTTCAGAAGGTCGACGATGTCATGAAATCGTTGTCCTAGTACGGCCATGAATAGCCTCCGTTTGGATTGAGCCGCCGGCAGGCAAACGCAAACGGCCGCCCGCCAGGGTGGCGGACGGCCGCGCTGTTCGCGGTTCTGCGTGGACGGCTACCCTGTCGCCGCGCTCGGGTAGAGAATCCCTGCCCGGGTTGTCGGCTGTTTGGGTTGGGGTTGATCTGGTGCGCCGCCGGGCTTCAACACCTTCGGCTTCTTGCGCACTCTCTTTTTCGCAGTGTCGACCTTCTTCTGGCCGTCATCGTACAACCGGGCCTTGTTGGCTAAGACGATGAGCCTATGGTCGGAGGCCCCCAAGACATCGTCTTCGGAAAATCCCTGCGTGAGCAGGTACGTTCGCAGTTGCGCCTGTTCGGTGTCTCTGACCTTCTCGTCCCGCCATGCCGGCAGGTTGTCGAGCAACAGCTTGGATTGTTCGTCGCGACGTGTGGTGAAGTCCTCGACGATTTGTTGATGTCGCTGTTCAACCGCCTTTGTGTAGGCGTCGACGGTCTGGGTCTTGATAGCATCGATCTCCTGGCGTCGCTCCGCGAGGTCGGACTTCTTGGCGGCGTAACTCGCCTTGTCGTTTTCGCGCAGATCGTCCCAGTCGATGCCGGCGGTTTCAGTGTCGAGCAGCGCTTCCGCGTTCTCGACCAATTTCGCCGCCACGGCGAACTGCCCTTCCAGGTCCTGTGTACGTTGCGCCATCTGCTCTGATTGGCTTTTGGCTTTGACTTTCGCCTCCTCGAGACGTTGGTCGGCAGCTTCTGTCATCTGGAAACTCGCGACGAGCTCCCCGATGGTGGTCTCGGCGGGTTTGCCGTTGACCTTGACCGGCACGCTTAGTGAGTCGAACCACTCCGGGTCCCACTCCTGCGTGTCGATCAGCTCGCGGACCGAGGAGATGGTGCCCCCCTCGTCGTCCGATTTTGTGGGGTCCGGATCGACCGCCGGTTTGCCGTCGTCGGCCTCGTCATTCGAGGACGGATCGGGCGCGCCGGTGTCGGCCGGGTCCGAAGGTTCTGGTTCACCACCCGCCGCCGGAGTTTCTGGCGGCGTTGCCGGCTTGCCGGGGTCGCCCGGGTCAAGCGGGTTCGGCGTGGGGTTCTCCAAATGAGAAGGGGCCGGTGTCGGCCCCTCGGTTGTGCCTGGCTCAGCGCCAGGCTGGTTGGTCGGCGCTGGTGTGGCCGCCGGGTTTCCGTCAGACATGTTTACCTTGCTTTGGTTGCTTCGGGTCTTTGCCCTCGTCCATCTGAATGAGCCCCTCGGTGGCGGTTCTGCCTTGTCGGACCATCGTTTCGAAGTAGTCCTTGAAATTCCCGTATAGGCGGTGCATCAGGTACATGCGCTCGCGCACCTCCTCCTCGTTCGCATCGCTTTTTTTCCAACCATTTTCGATGAACGCTTCGAGGTCTTCGAACGCTTCCTTGACGAGCGGATCATTGAGCAGGGCTTGTGCGCGCTCGCCGCGATGGTGCTTGGCGTACAGTTTCGCCTTCAGCTCCCGCTGGCGTTGTTTGGCCTCTTCCTCGTGCCGCTGCGCGTCCGTCTCAGCTTCCGCCATCAGACCTTTGCCCCAGGAACGTTCGTGTTGAACTTCAGCTCAAGCTCGGTGAGCTTCGTCGCGAAGCCCTCGATCGCAGCGTCGAACGTGTTTTGAATCTTCTGGACCTCGCGCTCATGCTGCATCATGTTGCGCTCGCGCTGGATCTCGAGTTCTTTGTTGGCGAGATCCAGCTGCCGTTTCGTCGCTTCGAGCTGCGCGGCCGCGAGTTGCGACTGGCCCTCGTCTTTCGGCACCTGCTGATCGCCCGGGTCGGTGAAAAACAGGTCGGGCGACTTGAGGTTCGCGTTTTTCACGAACTCGGACGCGGTGTTGTAGAGATTCTTGAGGCTGATGGTCAGACCCAACCCGCCCTTGTCGACCATCGCGGTCTGCTTTTCCCAGATCGCGTTGAGGTGAAGCAGGTTCTGCTCCCGGGTGCCGATGCCGAGGCCGATCTTGACCTTCATGTTTTTGCGGTCGCGCCACTCGGTGGGGTCGACCGCGACCCACTGGTTGCGCAACTCGACGATGTCGCCCTTCTCTTGGTGCGTCAGCAGGAGCTGGTGGATGTGCTGAAACAGCGACTTGATACCGGTTTCGGCGAAAATCCGGACAACCGCCTCGATCTTCATGCGGGCAATGTCCATCGCCTGGGTGAGCACCGACTGCTGGATATTCTTGAGCGCCTCCGGGCTCAGGCCTTCGCTGTCGGCGGAAACCCCGGTGCGGTCGCGCTTCTTGCTCTCCAGTAGATCCATCATCTGGAAAGTCTGGTTTCCCAGGAACGGCACAGTGATCGGCAGATAGGATTCCTGCGGCGGTCGCCTGAACCGCTTCACCGAGCCGATTTTCGTCGACAGCAGGTCGTCCATCGTGTGATCGCCGATGCCCTGCTCCCACACCCCGTGGCCGGGGTTGTTCGTGTGGTAGAGGTTCATCAGCGACTGGCGCCACAGCGTCGAGTGGACGAGCTGTATGTCCATCGCGTCGTCAGCGACCGAACGGCCGACATGCTTGTGCGGCAGAGGCCGCGGGCAAATCACGTGGAACGGCTGGCGGTCGGCCAGCTCGTTGAGCAGAACCTCGCCGCCGGCGGTGATGATCTGCCGGAGCTCGGAGTGACCGTCGTTGTCGAAGTCAACCAGGAGATAGGCCTCCTTAACGAGGATCAGGTCCTGGCTCTTGTCGTGGTTGACTTCCTGGCGGTCGTCGACCTTATCTTTGCGGGTCTGCTTTTCCTGTGTGTCGTCGGCTATTCCGTGTACCGGCAGTTTGCCAATCTGATCCTTCTCGAAGCCCATATCCAGCAGGTCCGAGCGCGGCAACGTCCGCTCGTGGCCGACCATCCTGGCACCGTCGGGAATGATCGATTTTGCGTCGTTCGAGATCCTGTATTCTTCCGGCGGCACGTTCATGAACTTCACCTGGCCTGTCTGCCGGGTGCGCTTGAACGTCACGTCGTTGACCGTGACCTGCGGCGCCTCGATCTGGATGCCGAGCTCGCCCAGGACTTCGCCCTCCACGAAGAACGGATCGTCGATCTGGCGCTCTTCCAGCTCGTCGATCTCGAGCTCCTCGTCCTCTAGGAGTTTTCCGAGCTCGTTGTCGGTCAGGCCCTCATAGCTCTCGGTGGTGACCTCTTCGGTCTCGTCCCACCAGCATTTGACGATGCCATTCTTGCCGACCAGGGCGTCGAAGAACCATGTGAATAGGATCAGAAAGGACGGGTTCTGCTCGAAAAAGACGTGGTTGACGTAATCAGATTCCTGCTCCGCCTGGGTGACATCTTCTTTGCCGGTTGGCTTGAAGTCGACAAGGTTCTCCGACGTCGTAAATATCCGCAGCAGCGAAGGCATCATGCCGTCGACCACTTCAGAGACGTCCGACGTCACGACCTGGCTTTCGTTCTCCTCTTCGTTCCCGAAGAGTTTCGACAAGTAGTATTCCCAGGCCTTCGCGCGCTCCTGCGCGATCTCGCCACCCTCGGAGCCGATCGCGTTGTCGAATTCTTCGTCGACGAGCGCGACCAGGTCCCGCTCCGTCAGTTTCTTTTCGGCTTCGGGCATCAGACCACTGCGATTTTCGGATGGTTGGGTGTGCTGTGGCCGGCCAGATGCTGCGGCCGCGCCCACTCGTCGAACAAGGCGACAGCAGCGCGCGTGGCGGACATCAGCGGAAAGCCGTTGAGCGGGACCTTTCCGTCCCGTGTGTGGAAATTCTTGTATTCGTCGAGCCAGACCGCCAGGCGCTTCTCGACCTTGAACCGTGCGGTGCGCATGCGCTCGTCGATGTCATTCGATATCGCGTGCGCGACGAGCTCGGTTTCCTCGTAGGGCTCGAGCGTCATCTCGCAGCCGCGGGCGGACAGCTTGTCCGCGAGTGGCTTGGCCTCTTTCGGCCAGACGATGGGTATCCAGCGGCCGCGGGCGTTGAGCCCTTCCGCATGCACGGCCGGCACGTCCTGTCGAAACAGGCACGCGTCATAGACGTGCAGCCGGTCTGCGCGGTCGTCATGTGCGAGCCAGACGGCCGCCATGTTGCCGTCGTCCTCGAAATAGACGCCGGCGATCCGCTTCGAGCCGGGATCTATCAAGACTTCGCATCCCGTTCGACGTGCCGCCGCAGGGTTGTGGTCTGCGCCTGTTCGAACGGCCGCTCGGTATCAGGACCTTGGTTCGTGCGCCTGCGAGCCTGGCCGGAGTCGCGGAGCGCGAGCTCTTGCGACATCTGGGCCCGCTCTTCTGCGGTCGGCCCGCTGGCGACCCGCCGGAGCGTCGCCTCGCTTGCCTGGCCGAAGGGCCGATTGGCCGAGCGGCCATTGCCCTCACGGCGCAAGCGGAGCTCGCGGCCGGCGGCGCGCATTTGCCCGTTCGTGATTGTCATTCCGTCACTCCGTGATGTCCTGGACGTCGCTCTTGAACACGCGCTTCTCGTGAAGCTCCTGCTCCGCAATGCTGGTAGCCATCGCGAGACAAACCAGGCCGTCGATGCGGCCGCGTGACCGCTTCTTGTCGAGTTTGCGGTTGCCGGCCTCGTCCATCTTCACAACGGCGTTCGCCGCGCACATGGTCAGTACCGGGTGCATGCCGTGGCAGAGCCGCTCGTTGAGCAGCATGGATTCAAGGGTGCGAAGCGCCGGCGACATGGAGATATAGCCCTGGCCGAAGTCGACGAACCGGTCCTCGATGACCGCGTCGGACAATCCGACCTCCAACAGCCACGGCCGCAGGTGCTTCATGTTGTATCTGTCGAAGGCGATCCGCCGGATCTCGTGGGTTTCGAACAGATTGGCGATCACCTTGGCGACGTGCCGATACTCGACCGACTTGCCGGGCGTCACGTTCAGGAAGCCCTGTTTGTGCCACATGTCGTAGGGCACGCGGTCCTTGCGCGACCGCTCGGCAAGATCCGCCTCCGGGAGCCAGAAATACGGCCGCACGTGCAGCTTCTTTTTTATCTGCCACACGAGGACCAGGGCGGTGAGGTCGTTGGTCTCGGAAAGATCGAGCCCGCCCCAAATCGCCGTCGGGTGTCCTACGTCACCGCCATTCGCCTGCCAGACCGAACGCACCACGAAAGGCGCGTGCGACTCGACGCGCTGGTTAAGGATCAGGTTGCGGAACTGCGCCTCGCGCGCCGGCATGCGCCGCGCGGATTCGGCCATTTCGAGGACGACCTCGGTATTCAGAAAGTCGCCAAACGCCGGGTTGGCCTGGCGGATGGTCTTTTCGCTGAACGGGTCGGCATCTTCATCCGCCGACCAAAGGTAGAGCTTGGTCGTCGGGTCGCCGCCGGCCTTCGCATCGTCGATCAGGATCGACAGGAGATCGTTATCTGTCGGCGCCTGGGTGGATATGACCACCGTCAACGGCTCTTCGTGCGCGCCGCTGGCGGTCTCCATCGCGTCATAAAGCTCATGACGCGGGCCGCGGACCTGGCCGAGTTCGTCGTGCACGGTGAACACGGGCGACTTGCCCATGGCCGTCGATGCGTCGGCCGACAGGGCCATGTAGAGCGTGCCGAGTTCCGGGCAGGTGAGCCGCTTATAGCTCTCGCCTGGCACGACATATTCGGCCAGCTCCGGCGACAGCAGGACCATCTTTAGCGCGAGCTTGAAGGTGATTGCCGCCTGGTCACGGCTCAGTGCCGTGGAGTAGAGCTCTGAATTCGGCCGGGCCTCCGGTCCGACCAGGTGCAACAGCAGCAGGCACGCGACAAGCGCGGTTTTGCCGTTCTTGCGGCCGAATGAAATGATCGCGCGGCGGGTCGGCGAGCCGTAGATCCCGTGGATGATCTCCTTCTGCCAGGGCCGGAGTTTGAGCGGTTGCCCGACGAGCGTGCCCTCGGGGACGCGGCAATATTGCTCGATCCAGGCAATGTTGCGCTCGGCGCGCGCGCTGGTTTTTTTGCTTCGGCCGGAATCGCCTTTTTTGGTGGTGCGGGGTCTAGCCTTCGGCCTCCCAGGGCGGTTTGGTTTTCGAGCCGCGCTTGCGCGTTTTGTCATACTTGGTTTGTTGAGTCATGCGCATGCGGGTCGCGAGCGACGACAGTGCGCGCCCTTCCCGTTCCTGCATTTTGAGGAGCCGGTCATAGGCCTCGACGTCGAATGGCTCGCCGTTCTTTTTCTTCGCCTCTTTGGCCGCGTCCGCCTTGAAGATCTGGATCACCTGCGCGACGTGGCGAGACTCGACCAGGTGGCGGCAATACTGGATGAGCAGCCCAAAGTTTTCCGGCGTGAACCAGTCAGCCGGCAGGCTTTCCACTATCTCGCGCCAGACGAGCTGCTGCTCCTTGGTCAGCTCCGCCGGCGGCGCAGGCCGTTCGATGACCTGAATTGTCTCGACACCGGCCTCGGCTGCTTCCGCCTTGGTTGTGAGCTCGGTCTTAGACTTACGTCCGCGCTTGACCATCGGCCAGATCACGCCGGGGTGCTGGCGCCTCTGCTTGTTCGAAAATTAGCCGCGGTTTCTGATCCTCCCAGGCTTCCACCCAGGACTCCGGAAACGGCTTGGCGTTGAACACGTCGTCGTAGCCGGCGCGCATCTGCGCCGCTGCGAGCTCCGGCGGTACCGTGCCGCAGCCGGTTCCGAGGCCTGGTATGGCTACGGATCTGAACTTGAAACCGCGGGCGAGCCTCAGGGCCGCCCGGATCGCCAGCCGGATCGCGATTGTGTCATTGATTGTCGACGGCACGCGCATGGTTGGCGCGCATACAAGCCACGGGAAGTCAGTTTCATGCGTACTTGCGACGAGCGCCTGGCCGACCAGGAGCTCGCCTTGGTAGGCCCGCTTGATTTCGGTTTGGACCGTCTGCTGGATGTCAGGCCAGCGATCCGAATAGAGTGCATCGATGCCGCCGTCCATAAATCCGAACGAATTCGCCGGGCTTACAATGGCGTCGGCCGGTTCGTCGAATATTGGCCGAGCCTCGCACGACACATCGTCAACGCCGGCGAACTGGACCTGGAGCGCGCGGATAACCCGCACGTTGGTGTCTCTGAAAAGGATCTTCATCAGCGGTGTCTACTCGACGATGAACCAGTCGTCGGACAACATGTCCGCCTGGCTGGCGAGCCACGGCACGCAGTAACCCTGCGCCGTCTTCATGTCGATGTGCGCGTGATAGTTGATCTCGGTGCCTTCCGGATAGATCCCGAGCAGCGGTGCGCGGTTCACCTGGAAGGTAGAGCCCGGCACCAGATACAAAAACATATCCTTGCCGTTCCATCCGGCGCGGGCAATCTTGTGCCCGTCCTTCAATGCCTTGATCGCGGCGCTGAACGACATCGCGTCGACCGGTTCATACGCCTTTTCGAACGTGTCCTTCGGCGACCAGCTCACATAGCCGTCGCCGTACCGGACAGCGTACCCAAGCTTTTCGGTTTGGCCGGTGCCGTTGGCGACGACGCGGCTTTCGGGCCAGGCAGTGACGCGTTTCGTGCCGTAATATTCCTGGGTCATGGTCTTTTCCCCTCTCGATTGGAAATTTTTGCTGAAACTTTTTTTCGGGACCTTTTTGAAAGGTGAGGCCCCTCTGCGCTACCCCTCGGCGTATTGATGGCTGGCCGGGGGCTCCCCCCGCCTTATCGTTGCGTCTGATCAGGAATTGTCGTGAGAAAACCAGTCGTGATCCTGGTTGAGAGGAAAGCCGCGCTCATCTGAGCCTCGGTCGAAACCGTGACCGCCAAGCTCCTCGCTCTGCTTGAACGAGTCGTGGCAGTGCTTGTTCATGCTGCACAGATTGGCCGGGTCGAAGAACAACTTACGGTCGCCGCGGTGCGGTTTTATGTGATCGACGACATTTGCACGCAGGTTCATCTCGCGGCAGTGCGGACATTGGCAAAACGGGTGTTTGCGCAGCTGCCGCGCGCGCAGGATGAACCAGCGTTTGTCCTTGTAGAGTTTCTGCCGTGCTTTGCCCGCTTTGGATCTAGTCCGCTTAGTGCAACGGCCCGTACTCCTTTGGGTCCTGGTCATGGGTTGCGACATAGATTGGCGGCGCGGACAGACAGTCAAACTGGCACGCTATCAGTACCGCTTGGGGTGCCGTCTTGCCGGCAGCCATTGCGCCGAGAGCATAGCCGTCGCCAGATCCGATAGCGTGATACGGCGCTTTAGCGCTGGTCGGTAGGCATGTGCCGTCAATGTATGTGGCAATGCCGTCGCGATCGACAGCGATCAACTCAAATCCCGGTTTCTCTGTCATGGAGAACAGGTCTTGAAGACCCTTGGGGCCGTTCGGCATTCCCTCGTCATACCAAGCAGTGACAGCCTCGGGCATACCGTTGTTAGAGGTCGAGCAGCCGACCAGCGTTCCGTTGCGGAGTCTGCGGATCTTCATCTTAACGCCGAGCGATGTGTATCTGTCTTTGTAAGCCCGGCTGTCGGCTGCCATCACGCCGTCGCGGTAAACGATCGTAGTCATGAGACCCCGCTGTCACTTGAGATTGCAGGCCTGCTCGACAGCGGAGACCAAGTCCGCCGTGTCGAGCGCCGCGCGTTCATCAAGCCACGCGTCGGTTGCCTTCTGATCGCCTCCAAACAATTCGTCTATGGCGACGACGCACCAACAGTACTTCGCCGCATCGCCCACGACGTCCGCCGGCGGCAAACCGACCGAGTCGTCTTCCACGATAATAAGTTCAACCATCAAGGTCCTCCTTCAGCACCGCGAGTTTCGGCGATGCCCGATCGATGTCAGTCGCGGACTTGGAGCGGTCCGATGTTGCGCCGGCGGCCGTCCGCCAACCGCACGTAGAGCCGCCCGTTCTTGAACCGCTTGAGCACCTGCGCACCGATCGCGCTTTGCCATCTGCCGATAAACACAGTCAGGATGTCGTCGTCAGATGCCGCCACGGTCAGGCCTCCGGCTCAGGTTCGAACTTCGAAATCAGCTTTGAGAGTTCGCCACGCGAGCGCTGCAGCCAGCGGGCAAACCCCGTTACCTTGGACGCGGCCGCGCTCCACCCGATCGGCCATCCCATCACCATCTCGCCAAAGCTCGGGTTTAAGATCAGATCGCCGTGCGAGTAGTGCGTGCCAGGCCGGCATGTCACATGGAGCGGGTGCGAATAGGGGTAGGTCGGTCTTGCGCGGACGGGTTCGAAGCCCATGGTCTCGGC